AGGTGCAGTAGGATTTGTGGTTTTTGTCTTATGAGTGATCTTAAATATCAAAAAGGCGAATGGTATCACGTACAGGAAGACGGGACACTTAAGTCGGTAGACTATGACAAAGAAGTTGAAGAGTATTACAAGAAATGGAGAGATAACTATGGTAATTGAATTGAAGATTGGAACTAGAGGAACGAGGGCTGAATTACTGTATACCTTTACTCAGGATTTCTTAGATGAACATGGAATTAGGAGAGCTGGTTCAGTTCGTGTTCGTTCAGAAGATAGTATGAGTCTGGAATATAATGCTGTTTGCTATGTGATTAAAACTAAATACGGGTTTATGTGTTCACTAAATAGTGGTGATGTTTTAACTTATATGGGCGATGGAATTTGGGATTTGAAGCCTTATAAAGCAGCAAAAAGTGAAGATAGCGATAACCCCTGGTAAAGGGGGTAAATATAGGATTATACGAAAGAGAATTTAACTGAGTATAGGAGTGGGAATAGTGAGAGATGTAGAGGAATTAAGCTTATCTGAAATCGAAATTGACTTAGAAAAAACTATGGGAGCTACGGCCCGTTTCTTTAAATTAACCTTACCGCATTACATTAAAGGAGCAGGCCTACGGTTAAACGATTTAACGAGCCCAGAAATTACCGATATGCCTATCACTAGAAGTACCGCTAATACTCAAGAGATTAAAATTATGAAAGCCTGGGAGCGTGTAGAACAGTACGAAAAGAAGGTTGTTACTGTCTATAAAACACTTCAAGTATGTGCTAATACTCAAATACAACCCTATAGAACGATTTTAGTGAACAAATATGTTGAAGGATTTCCAGATTGGCAAATAGCTAATACAATCCAATATTCTGACAGACAATATCACACTAAGAAGAAATTGGCACTATGTGAGTTTGCAGAATGCTTAGAAACCCAAAAAATTAAGAATGGGACTTTAGACATGCCTGTACTTCTAAGATATAAAGAATAACCTCTGTTTTTTATCAATTGCAGATTAGTTGCAGGAAAATTGCAGAAAAAGTGCAGATAAATTGCAATTGAAATGCGTTAAATTAGTATTGTCGAAAAGTTAGGCGGTAGGGCTTTTCGATGACGAGACATTAGTGCTAAGGCACCTCCTTTAAACTATAGGCTAAGTGACGAACGTAGTAACCGTTCCTGGTGGACGTTAGCAGTTGTTCGATTCAACTGGCGGTTATAGCCTGAAATAATCAGGCTGACAAATCCATTCATGAGATTCTTTTTTTATTTTTGGTTTTTTAGTTAATTGACTGAGCAGGTAGGTTCGACTCCTATTTGTTCATTAGCCTAGGCATGTCATTAATTGTTAGTGACTATTATATATAGTAGTTTTCTCGCCTAGGCACAATCTTCATGCCATGACCCTCCTTGAGGCGAGCGTGAGGCTAAGAGCTGGTCAGTCGTTCATCGGACTGCGCGACTGCCGTGGGTAGAATGGACAAAAATTAATATAGAAAGTGGGAATCTTCTTTCGCACTATCTAGCAGGGTTCAATTCCCCGCCTACTCATTGCCTGGCGGAAAACAGGCATGAAATAAAATATACTTTGGCATACAGTATGTTTTGTATCTTATTTGCAATGAATATTGTTTATTCACGAAAACTGATTAATATTGTCATTTGATTTACAGTCAAAATTGCATCTGGTTTAGCTCTGTACCTCAACAGAGCATCATAGGAATGTAGCCAAGTGGTAAGGCATCAGGTTTTGGACCTGTGTAGCGTTGGTTCGAGTCCAACTATTCCTATCGATTAGCTTTGGTTAATTATTGTTAATCCCTGTGTGGCGTGTATTCCGCCAAAGCTAATCTATTGGCAAAGTGGTCCAGTAGCAACGACAGCGGACTGTAAATCCGCCACTGCAAAGTTTCGTAGGTGCAAGTCCTACCTTTGCCATAGGAGGTTGCGGAGTGGTTCGATTCCACATTTCGCTATTAGTTAGCAGGACAAGACATTTTAAAAGATTGGAGAGTTAGTTGAAGACTAGCTCTTTTTTGATATCTAGAAAGTGGTGAGGATATGACATGACTAAGCAAGAGATGGCTGAAAAAGATTATTTAGCTGGTATGAAGTATAGGGACATTGCTGCTAAATATGAAGTATCCATCAACACTGTTAAGTCATGGAAAAAAAGAAATGGCTGGGTAAGGGGTGCACCCAAACAGAAAAGTGTGCACCCTAAAAGTGAAAAGGTTGCACCCAAATTTCCAGATAGTGATGAGCTTAACGATAAGCAAAAAATCTTCTGTTTGTATTATTTACAGCGGTACAATGCCACCTGGGCTTATCAAAAAACATATGGTTCTGACTATGAAACAGCTATGGCAAGTGGGTCACGGCTGTTAAGAAATGTTAAGGTAAAAAAATACCTTGCTGAACTTAAAAAACAGCAATCCCAGGATTTATATGCAACTGCAAATGATATTTTATTGCGGTATTTAAAACAAGCCACTAGTGATGTAACGGATGTTCTGTCCTTTAAAACTAAAAAGCGTTTAGTTTACTATAAAATTCATGATAAAGATGGGCCATATGAGGATGCCGGAGGTAAGTTCCGATATGAGCCTAAAATTAATCCGGAAACAGGAGAGCAGGATTACTATTATGAACATTTAATTAAACTTAAGGATAGTAAAGATATCGATACATCAAACATTAAGAGTATTCGTATTGATAAAGGTGAACCAGTAGTTGAGATGGAAGATCGCCAGAAAGCAATGCAGATATTACTTGATCGCTTACCTGAACCAGAAGTTAACGATGATAGTGAAAACTCACTGCTTAAAGCTATTGGTAATGGTCTAAAGAAGATATGGAGTGATGAGAATGAAAACAAGAAGTAAGTTTGAATTCACTCCATTTAGTCGAAAACAACTACAAGTATTAAGTTGGTGGGCTAATCCAGATACGCAAGATTGTGAAGCTATCATATGTGACGGTTCGGTTCGTGCTGGTAAGACAGTTGTAATGTCACTTTCATTTGTGATTTGGTCAATGATTAACTTTAACGGTCAGCAATTTGGCATGGCTGGCAAAACAATTGGCTCTTTTCGGAGAAACGTATTAAGACCATTGAGAAACATGCTTGAAAGTGAAGGATATGCTATTCACGATTCAAGATCAGATAATATGCTGACTATCTCTAAGAATGGGCATACTAATTACTACTACATATTTGGCGGTAAAGATGAGGCATCCCAAGACTTAGTACAAGGGGTTACTTTGGCCGGATTTTTCTTCGACGAGGCAGCATTGATGCCACAATCTTTCGTCAATCAGGCTACAGCGCGTTGTTCTGTTGATGGTTCTAAGTTTTGGTTTAACTGCAACCCAGAAGGACCATATCACTGGTTCAAGCTTGAATGGATCGATCAACTAGAACGGCATAAAGCTATTAGGATTCATTTTATGATGGAAGATAATCCATCCCTGACCCAGTCAACAATTGATAGATATAACCGTATGTATTCAGGTGTGTTCTATAAACGCTTTATTATGGGGCTTTGGGTACTTGCAGATGGTGTTGTTTACGATAACTTCGATCCCGACACTATGGTGGTTGATCCTCCTAGGGATGCTGTTTGGGAAGAGAACTGGATAGGCATCGACTACGGAACACAGAATGCCACCACGTATAAGCTCTGGAGCTTGTATAAGGGGATCTGGTATAACCGGGGCGAGTACTACTACTCAGGACGTGAAACTGGTAAGCAAAAGACAGATGAGCAGTATGTTGACGACCTGGAGGACTTTTACTTTGATAATGGTCTTACTAGAAGTGATACAACGCTTATAGTTGACCCCTCGGCAGCATCTTTTAAAAGATCGCTTAAAAATAGGGGATTTAAAGTAGTAAATGCGAATAATGACGTGCTAACAGGCATTCGCTTTATGATGACGCAAATGAATTCAGGCATCATGAAGTGGACGCCTGTTTCTGTTCACACCATTAAAGAGTTCAATTCTTATGTTTGGGATGAAAAAGCAGCAGAACACGGCATAGACGCAGTTGTAAAAGAGCATGACCACTGTATGGATGCTGACAGATATTTTGCAATGAAACGACTATACAAGAAGAAAAAGAAGCATGTTCGCTTAATAAAGGAGGGATTTTAGTGAACTACTTGGAGATTGATTCAGACCGATATATTAACGACCGCTGCATGGTTTCGGAAGATGGCGTATTTTTCTATACGGATGAAGATATTATCAGTAGAGCGGATGTTATGCGATTTGTTGAAGAAAATGAACGCTTAGCTTCAAACTGGCGCAAGTATCGACATTACTACAAGTCCCAAGCGGAAAAAATTATTCATGCTGATCCTAAGGCAAATGGAAAGCCTGATAACCGTTTAGTTAACAATTATGCTAAGAAGTTAATTGATACTTATACAGGATTTGCCGTTGGTAAGCCTATTCAGATTACCTTGCAAGAAGATGTAGCTAACACTAGCTTATCTGAATTTAACAGAGCTAGAAGTATGGATACTCTATTTACCAAGCTTTGGAAGCAATCAGCAATTTATGGGAAAACATATGCTTATGTCTATGGTGCAAATCAAGAGATATACGTAACAGATGCGCCACCTACAGAGTGCTTTGTTATCTATGACTCTACAGTGGCGCACAATCCTTTATATGCTGTTAGATATTCCAAAATAGGTTTAGCTGGTAGATATTCAATTACTTTGTATTCTGCACGCTATCAGTATGAATTTAACAGCGGAGATAATAATAATTCGTTAGGCAGTCGTACTGTTAACCCTTTTGGACTGCTTCCAATTGTTGAAATCAAGGAAAATGATGAACGATTGAGTGTAATTGCTAACGTGATTACTCTCATTGATGAACTTGATAAGGCACTTAGTGAGAAGTCTAATGATGTTGACTATTTCGCCGACTCTTACATGAAGGTCTTGGGGGCTTTGCTAAACGATGAGGCTCTTAAAAAATTAAGAGATTACAGAATCATCAATTTAAAATCTTCAGAGAGTGAAGATGATCCAGTTGAACAATTAGATGTGGACTTTTTAAGTAAGCCGAATGCCGATACAACACAAGAAAATCTGATTAATCGAATCATTGATAATCTTTACCAACTATCCATGATCGTTAACCTTAATGACAAGGATTTTGGTAACTCTACTGGTGTAGCACTTGAAATGAAATATAAACCAATGATGAACTTGTCAGTGCTTAAGGCTAGAGCTTTTTCTACTTCAATTAAGGCAATTTATAAGGTTGTTTTTGCATCAGATCTAATAGATGGGGTTGCTAGGGATGCTTGGAAGGATCTTAAAATACATCCCCAATACGATTTACCACATGACACTTTAACAGAGGCACAGACCGCACAAGCTTTGGCCAACTTAGGTATTTCAAGAGGTACTTGGCTGAAACAAATCTCAATTGTTGATGATCCAAGGCAAGAGGAAAAAGCTATGGACCAAGAACATAAGAAGCAGATTGAGGAAAATTTGGATGTGCTTAAGAGTAATCATGCTGTAGTAGATGGTGATAATAATGACGACAGTCAAACAAGAAAATCAACGGATCAATCAGCTACTAAATAGGGATGCTAAGACAGATAAAGATATAGAGGAGATTTATAACGAAGCTGTCGATAGGCTAAGAGCTGTGGTAAACCAAGCGTTTGATAAGTACTCTGTTGATGGAATTCTTGTGCCGGCTAATTTGCATAAAAAGGTTACTCAGTCGGATATGCTACTTCTTAAGCGTCAATACGAAAAGCTACCAGATGAGCTTGAGTTGCCAGAAATCGAAAGACGGGATAATTACCTAGCTGTTAGTCAAACGTCGCAGAGAGGATTAATTACAGCTACTCTCGGAATGGCTTTAATTGGAGTTACTCATAAGGTTGTTTCAGCAATCAAAAAGAATAATCGGACTGCTGTTGATGATGAAGTGCAATATATTCAGCAAAACAATGACCTATCTAAAACTCAAAAGAAAAGGATCAGAACTAAAGCTAGGAAAATTGAACAACCAGACTATGAATTTAAATCTAGTAATGATTTAAACGTGCCTTGGTTAGACCGAATATGGTTGGATCATGATAAGATGCTAAATAGGATTGATAGCACCATTAACGATCAACTTAAAAAGGGAATGCGTGCTGAGGATATAGCTGATAAATTATTCCCGGAAAACGCAGAAAGTATGCGGCAGGACAACATCCCTAAATCGGTAAGGGATGCTTCGATATCAGCAAAAAGGCTAGCAAGAACGGAAGCAGCGACTAGAGAAGATGAGCTTACGGAACGGTCTTTTAAATCCCAAAAAGTTAAGTATTATGATTGGGTTACTGAACCGGGAGCATGTAAGAAATGCTTAGCTATTGCTATTGCTGGTCCTTATAAGTTTGGAGACCTTGATAGTCCTAGACCACCGGGCGACAGTCATCCTAATTGTAGATGTCGAAGAATTCCAGTTGATGCACCAACATCATTTGATTTTGTTGATTTATCTAAAAATGATACTCAAACTATTAAAAAAGTAAGTCAACGGTTAGATATGGTAATTGAAGAATATAAAACGATAACTGGTGTAGATATAAGGAGAGAAATAGCAAATGATACTTTTATTTCTAAAAAACATCCTTATAGTGATCCAAAAGCTAAATTTATGACTTACTTGTATCATAAAGTGGGATATGATGAATTACCTAAGGAAGTTAATACTTTTCAAAATTCTAAGATATTTAATTTCCCAGGTGGATCAACCAATGCTTTATATCGTGGAATTCATGATTCTGATAGTGTAAAAGCAACAGATTTACTAAACAGCATAAAATATGGAAAAATGCCTATTTCTGGTGCCATGAATTCAACAAAGGGAAGAGGTATATATTTGACCACTGTTGAATTTATGGCTAAATCGCACTTAAACCGAGGTAAAAATGGTATTTTGACAAAATGGGGAATTGATAAGGATGCAAATATTGCAGATTTTGAACAATTGACAAAAATAATTTCAGAAAATAAAGAACTTGTTTTTCTCAAGCGACCACTTACGTTTGAAACAAATACTGAGATTATAGCTGTTTTAAGTGGTTATGATATCATTGAAGCAAAAGCTGTCCAAAATGTGTTAAATAGAGGTAAGCTTCAATGGAAAAAGTAGAAAAGTACATACTTGAATACCAAAAAAAGGTCAAAAATTGTAAGTATAAAGTAAGCGTTGCTGATTATGAAGCTGCATACCATGACGCTAAAGTAGATTTAGATAAATATGGATATGAATGGTCTTGTAGTTTTGATAAGTTTTATAGCGGATGGTACACAGACTATTGGTGGGATGGATTTATTTATGTCAATGACATCGACGAATTAGTATATGACAAGCTAACAGAGGACGATAAGAAAATTATCCGCAACTTTCTTAAAAAGATAGTAGTTAAAGTTAAATAGTTTAGATTATTAAAAAAATAGTAGTAAAGACACCTTAAAGGGTGTCTTTTATTTTGCCCAAAACATGCTGATTGGCATTAAAAGCTGCAAGGATAACAGTCAAACAAGACTTTAAAAAGGA